CGATCGACCCTAGAGAAAGGCTGAAGCGATGACGCTGGATACGTATTACGCGAACGTATGGGATGCGCGGCAACGTGACCCCCTACAAGGCGATTTCGGACCGGCATGGTCAAAGGACAATCCGTCAGGCTTCCGCGCGTACATGACCATGACCCGCTACGCGCCGGATGCCACCGTGCACCGCATCACGGATCTCCAGGGTCGACCGCGATGGCTGAATGACAAGGGCTACCGGATCATGTGCGCCGCATTGCTCGTCATCGCGAGCGATCGCCAGACGTCCCTGACGGAGCTCGCAGAGCGCATCGGGTGCCATCGTCAGACGTCAGCCGTTGGCTCCGCAAGCTCACAGCATGGGGTGTCCTGGGCTGCTGGACGGTCCGTGGCCGGTACGGCGGGATCGTCCTTGTCGCTCGCAAGGTGGGCGACTCCCTGGGCTGGATCGCGGATGCTGCGAGGGCGAAACTCGAGGCTATTCGTGCACGAAAGTCAAATGCGCACCCTAGTCCGCGACAGGGAGAAGGGTCTACTAGATACGTACCTACTACCTACGTGAGTAAGGGTGCGCATTTAAACCTCCAGGACGTTCTACCGCTCGATCGCACGCGCAGGACAGGCATGATCCAGTGTCCCGCGCATGAAGACCGACTGCGATCGCTGTCCTGGAAGATCACAGCGGAAGACAAGCTGCTGTTGCACTGTTTCGCGGGGTGCACGTTCGAAGAGATCCGGAGGGCGGCAGGGGGATGAAGGTGCTAGGGGGACGACAACCGAACGCGCGGCCTACGATGCTGACGGAGCTCGGGATAGAACGGCTCTGCGCCGGCTGCGGCGAATGGTGGCCACAGGATGAAGAGTTCTGGTATTACCAGCGAGGGCGCGTCCTGGGACGCTGCCGCGCATGCTGGAGCGATCGCAGGACAGGGAGCCGGCGTAAGGCTCCATTCGGACCGCTGCAGGCATGAAGGGGCGCATTGGATCGGGTGGATATTGGTGGGGCTGGCCATATGGGTCGCAGCGTTCGCACTGTTCGCGATCGCTCTGCGCGAGCTCGGGGTGACGGCATGACGACCAGTCGACAGAAAGCCATCGGAAGCGCAGCGGAGCGAGTCGTCGCAGCGAAGCTCGGAGGATCGCGCAAAGGGTGGGATTACGGTCCTGTCGACGTGGAGCGGGGAACCTACAGCTCCAGGTAAAGGTGCTGACGATCCAGCCATCCCTGAACGCTATTCGCGCCATGATCGACCGTATCCCCTATGACGAGACCATGCTACGGGGTGCCGTCATAGGGACACGTCCAGGGGCAGGGGGTAGGGTCAGATGGTCGATCGTGTTCGATCTTGACGAATACGCGCAGTGGTACGGGGACGAATGATGCTAGGGGACTGCAGGCGATGCGGGCATCCCTGGGTGAAGCATTCACCTAATGCTGAGGGCGGCTACTCGTGCAAGCTCTGTAAGTGCAAGCGACAGTACCCGGATGGCACCCTATCGGCACAGGCTGAAGAGCTGGATGCGGCATGGAGTGCATTCGTCCAGGTAGTCGCGCATGCGCTGTACCTGGATCGTGTGCTGTCGTGGATGGCGAGGAGCTCGATGCTAGGTGCACCGGGGTGGGCGGAGGATCGCAAGTACTCGAGCCTATCTAGCGGTGCGGGATGGCAGGGGGTGTGGGCGGTGTGGGGTGCCCATCAACCTAGCCCTACCCGGTATCCACCCTGACGGTCCTACCCTGGGGCACGTGGTACCCGTGGTCAGTGGTGGGACGGACGACCTGGATAACCTGCGGCTGGAGCACAGGCGATGCAACCTCGACTGTCCCCAGCAGCCCAGGACACCCATGCTGTGACTTGCGGAGCCAAACTTGCTACGGTCTGACGATGGGCACCCGATGCGCTCTGCGAGCTCCGGTCAGGGACGTTCTGTGCATCGCGACGCGATGACGAGCAATGCGGCGGCACATGAACCGTAGCCCTTGGCATTCAGCCATCGGCGGTTCCGACCCTGGAGATCCGGATGCGGTGCACGGTGGCATCCGACGGCGTAGCGGGTCATGGTCTTTACGCGCGGAAGCCTGACGATTGTCCTTTGACCAGGTTTTGCGTTTTTTTATGTGCCTTTGTTGATGTTGGTGTATGTTGTTTGTGTATGTTGCCTGGTGCTTGATTTGGTTAGGTTGTTTGATTTGATTTGTTTTTAGTTGGCGGTGCTTTTGGGTGTTTGATTGTTTGTTGTGATGATTGGTGTTGTGTGTTATTGTTTTTGCGTTTTTGTTTTTTGTTGGATTTTTGGGTTGTTTGTTTGGGGGCCGTGTTGAGTGTGTGGGCCTGTCATTGGGCCAATTTTTTGTTTATGTAATTTGGAGGTGTAGGTGGTTTTAGTGTTGTTTTTGTTTTTGCCGGTTTTATTGTTATGGTTATTTTGTTTCCGTGACATAGAGAAGTATATCTAAATGTTCCAGTAAATAAAAGCGTGAGAAAATCTGATGAAAATAAGTAATTAGAAACAAGGAAAAGAAATAGTAATAAGTCAGAATAAAGTAAAGTAAAAAAAAATAAAAGCAAATAAATCAATAAAAATAGTAAAATAAATGGAATAGAAAGAAAAATAATGATGTTGATGTGAACATTATAAAAAATAATGCCATGTGTATCTAAATAATATAGATTTAATTAATAAATATAAAAAACATATTAAAATAATATTAAAAAATGAATAATAATTTTTCTTAATTTGAAGTTATTCCACGTAAATTTATACCATCAATATTAAAATTTAAATATTAAAGATCAAAAAAAATCCTAATCTTATCCATATATATTTATTGATATATTATATCGAAATAAAATAATTAATCAAATTATTATATTATCATTAACCAACATAATTGAGTCCAAATAGTGTCTTGGTATTTGAGGTATTATTGTTGTAGGAATGGTTTGGTGGGTAATGTTTGGTGATGGAGTGTGCATAGAGCGTGCCCCATATTGTTTAATGTGGTGATATATTGTGTATATTTTTTTGATGCATATTGTTGGCTGGGTTAGCCCTGGTTTTTTTTTGCATTTTTGTTTTATTTGGTTTGCGTGAGCCTTTGTTGTATATTTGTTTTGAGTTTTGCCGTCTCCGGGAAATCGCCTTGTAGGGGGTCACGTTGCCGCACATCCCATACGTTCGCGTAATACGTATCCAGCGTCATCGCTTCAGCCTTTCTCTAGGGTCGATCGTGCCCAGGGGGATAGGTCCGATCTCGTCAGCGGTCCAGGGACGCACCGGGTCGGATAGGGGGTCGTCAGGAGTCGTGGCCAGCCGCCACCATTCGTAGCGGGCACGTAGTGCGAACGTCGAGATAGGACGTTCCTGGTACCAGAGCTCCGCTGCCCGCTGCGCAAGGAAGCGCTGTTCCGTGACATCGGGGGCACTCATGCGGTACCGTGGGGCACGGCAGGCTCCATACTCTGCTACGGACCCGCACCGCTTCCCCCTACGGTGCGGGTCCCTTTATGTCTCCGTCAGAACGGGAGGGTATCCCCGCCGGCTTGCGAGGGGGCACCAGCCGGCGGGGCGGATGACTGCGACGGCGGGAGGATATCTGTCAGCCGCGGCCACCCTTCCGCATCATGCTCCACCCGAGCCGTGCACGGCAATCCCGAAAGCTTCACGGCCTTGCCGGCAACCGGGGTCGTCCCTAGCAGAGCCTTGATCCAGCGGTAGGACTTGCTGCGGCTCCCTGTCGCCGTGGAGCTCGTCCCGCTGACGGTGGAGCCGTTGTCGAGCTTGACGGTCCAGATCCGGAAATCGCCCTCAAACTGCACGCCGGGTCTGACCTCGATCGTGTCCAGGACGCCCGGGTACAGACCTTCAGGAATGTCCTCCGCGTCGCCCCCGATCGTGATCTCCGTTACGTACTGCGCGTCACTCATAGTCTCTTCCCCTTCATCGTTTCGCCCCATGCGTGGAGCGTGATACAGGCCAGGAACGCCACGCGCTCCATCTGCCCGACGTCGATCTCGATCTCGCGCACCCCGTCCTCCGTGACATGCAGGATGACGTACCGGTCAGGCTCCACCATCGGGTACGCGGTCGGACTATTCGCCGGCGCGACATAGGTGGCCATGCCGTAGGCCGCGAGCTGTAACACCGCCTCGCGGTACACCCCCTTCCCCGTCTTCACGTCTGCCAGGACGGTCCGTCCGTCCCGATCGTAGGCGAGAAGATCGAACGTTCCACCGTAGCCGCCATACCCTGACGGTCCGTCCGTGGGCTCCACCACCATCGCTTCCGATAGTCGGAGCTTCCACCCTGACGCGAGCCACCAGGCCGCGTATTGCTCGATCCTGGTCCGCTCGCCATCGGGCAGCGTCTTGGGAATACCCTTCCCGTTCACTAAGTCATCCGCGAGCGCATGCACGCGCGTGCCCAGGTCTGCGGCTTGCTGACGCTGCCACTCGGGTCCGGACGTCAGTGCACGGATGGCACCTTCCGGTCCGACTTTCTCGATCAGGCTCGCCAGCTCCCCTTTCGCGGTCAGGTCCGTTGCGATCTGCGCAGTCGTCCGTTTCGCCCACCCTACGAGCGGTCCAGACTTGTCGAGCATGCCCAGGATCGTCGTGACGCCGGGTAGGTCTTCCCCTGGAAGGTGTACCGATGATCCGCGCTCCGCTGGATCGCTGCAGGCGTGAACGGATGGAGATCCGGTGCGCGTGTCTCGTCTTCGATGATGGTCATGCATCCCCCTCCCACATGTGCCAGCGGATTAGGTGCTTCAGCATGGCGAGCTGCGTGTATGCGTTCAGTAGCGGGAACGGTCCGGTATCCCGAAGGACGACCCGCCGGCACATGTCACATCGCCAGTGTCGAGCTCGCGTCATGGCTTCGCCGCGCACGCGATGACTGCGATCGTGAAGACGTACCCGATGGCGAGGATCGTTGCCGCGTCGATGACGAGCCGCATGGTCTTCATGGCCGGACTAGCTGGACATCGCGCCAGTGATAGGCGCAATACCGCAGACCGCCGAACCGATGCCGCACGGGACGCGCGCAAGTCCGCGTGTAATCACATAGACCGACACCCCGAGTCTTCATTCGGGATGCGCCAGCGCAAGATGGCCGCGAACGTTTCCCACGATCCAGCCACAGCGCGGACACTCGCCCGGAAGAGCCGCCGGCTTGATCGTCGGGTACTGATCCGCCAGACGCGTACCGGACGGTCCGGGTCGGCCCCTTCCCCTAGCGTGTCGATCAACGACGGGTCGGGCGGCGGTAGGGTCGGCACGTCACGTGGTCCCGCAGCGGCCTCGCGATAGACGGTCGGGGTATAGAAACCTTCGGCATCCGGTTCGCCCCATTCGACCGTGGCACCTAGCTGCGCGAATAGGTCATCGCTCATAAGAACGCGCTTCAGAGGCGGCTCGTCATAGGTCGTCGGATCGTCCGCAGCACTACACACGCTGGTACCGTCCGATCGCTGCATTGAGCGTCGCGATGGCGACGCGGTCGTTACGCTCGTAGGCTTTCACCCGCAGGACTTGCAGCCGGCGGATTAGGTGGCGGAATGGCATGGTCTCACTCCCATACAACAGATCGAAGCCGCCCGGTGAGTGAGCACCAGACGGCTTCATGTAGTCGGGGTTTCGATGCTCACTCATCGACGGAAGCATGCGCCCGTGACAGCTCGCCTGTCAACGGTACTAGGGGACTATGTAGAGCCCAGGACCTAGCAGCTCCCATCTTCCGGCGGGTCGAAGACCTCTTGTACCTGGGACGTGGGGACGTACAGCGCAGCGAACGCGCCAGACGTCACCTCGAGCAGCGGGGTCGGACTCTCACCCGTGGTGCGCGACAGGACCGCAGCGAACCGCGCGGAGCTGTCGTCACTGAACGTCTGTTCCTTCACCTTCCGCACGAGCTCGCCGGCCAGGCTGTAGCCCGAGACAGTCGCACCCTTCGTGATCTTCAGAGTCCCCGGTCTTACCGTACGGGTAAAGATCGCCATGACATCGACCTCCGATCCTCCAGCGGGTCCGTGTCCCCCGATCGCTGCCCAGGGAATGTGCGGTCCGGGACACGCCTTACGGCTTGTGAAATCGCGGTGCCCGAGTAGTCCCATTCCAGGATGACGGGACCGAACGTCCTCCACGAGCGCCCCGAGCGCCCGACCCTGTTCGGCGTTCGGTCCCGTGGAAGCATAGCCCTCCATCTCCAGGGTGATTACCGCGGTGTTTGGATCTCGGTCCCAGGCTCCCATACCTCACGCCGGACCCGAGCTCCGTAGGGTGACGGACCCTCCGTGGTCCGTAGGTCGTTCGGATTGATGGAGCCGGTCGCCTCAGCCTCGCGGACCATCTGAACGATGCGTCCGGTCCGTTCGATGACGTAGTGCACCGATACCCCGCGGACGTTCGGACGGGACAGGAAGCCCACCGTACCGCCGCCCTCCGCCATATGCACCACGAACGCGCGTACAGGCCCCCTGCGGAGCCCGTACCGGTGATATGCCGGCACGAACGGGTAGGACACTTACGCGCCGACCTCCGTGCCCCGTCGCAGGATCGCAAGCGACAGGACGTCAACGTCAGGGTCCAGGCCGCCAGTCTTCGCCGCGTACACCGTGATGACGTCCAGAGCGTCCAGGTTCAGGAGTCCGGATCGCTGTTCCTGGATCGCCGTCGCTCCGTCCTGGTCGATGAAGAATGACCCGACGTTGCCACCGTTCACGCGGAGCTGCACGCGGGTCCGCTCGTCGTTATCGCCGTTGTCGGTACGGACCACAAGCCAGTACTCATACAGACCCGCTCCGCCTGACGGGATGGTGATGGCATCACCCGCGAGCCAGCCGCCCGGATCGTCAACGGCAGTGTTTAGCTGGAGCTGTTCGAACGTCGTGCCCACGGCCACCGTCGCCCGCCGGCCACCCTGGTACCGCGCGGGGTGAAGATCGCATCATGTACCGCTGTCCCCATTCGGAAGCGACGGGACCGCCGGATACTGGTCTAGTCGGATCAGGCATTACGTAACGTCCAGCCAGTCAGCAAGGATGCGCCCACGTGCTACTCCATCGTTCGGTTTCCAGGTCCCGATACCGACTCTGTTCACGGTGATTGTCTTGCTCCCTGTCGCGCTCATCGCCGTGTAGTTGACTCCATCGAAGGACAGGTATCCCGTCCAGGTATTCGTAACGCGGGTGATGCGCAGCACATAGCCCGAATGCTCCGTCGCGTATTCCGGCGTCGTGTTCTGCCAGCTCCCGTATGTCGTCCCCGTCCAGGCGTACGCTGTCAGCTCCGCGAGATAGGTGTGCAAGTCACTGTTAAACACCAGCGCCACCCCGTTACCGCTGGAGTCGACCACGGCGATACCGGGCATCTTCTGTTGTGACGCGGGGTGGAGATTACCCTCCATCCGGAAGCCGCCACCCGAAAGTCCAGGTTCGTGTTCGCTTGCGTCTTCAGGATCGACCCGGACTTGTCGTGGTACCCGAGCTGCACATGACTGCCGTCGATCGCTTGCTCAAAGCAGTCCGTCAGCGCGAACGATCCTCCCTGACTGTTCGCGGCAAAGTTTGCCAGCGACGACCCGTCAAACTCCTCGTCAGGCGGAGACGGCTTCAGGGAGCCGTACTGGATCGTGGAGCCGCCACCCCCTGACGCTGCGGTAATCGCCGCGTCAAAGTCATCCAGGATCGCTTGGACGTCCGTGCCGGAGCTGTTCCCGTAGCCGCTCGAGACGGCAGAGATCGCGGAGGCGTCGTGCGCGTCCGTCGTGTCGCCGGTGTGCGCGGACAGGTCCGCAGCCTCCAGCGGTCCGTGCTCCGTCCCGCCGTCGTCCTTGTAGTACAGCTTCCCGTCACTCTTCGCGTAGGCGTACAGAAGCCTGACGGCGGGGTCCCTGGAGCCGCCCCCTCCACGAATATGACCCGCGGGTATTCGTTGTCGCTGCCGACGATCGTCGCCACTAATCAGCCTCCAGGTAGATAGTAGGGTCCTGGTCCGCTACGAGATAGTCCCCTCCCTGGTCGCTTACCAGCGTGTCTCCGCCCCTGGACCGGTCCCGCCGTCCGTCGCGAGTTTCGGAAGGAAGAGCCAACGGCTCGCGTATCGGTGCGAGCTTCGACCCACAGCTCCATGCCGAGCAAGCGCCCAGTGATGTCGACCTTCCCAGGGACGACGACCCCGACCCGCTCCATGATCTCGAGCGACGCGAAATACTCGACCTCGTTCGCGTCCCAGCACCACACGATCCCCGGCGTCCACGTCACCCCCGGCCACGCACGGTCCGCGAGGATCGCTGCAGCCCACCCGGAAGGGTCGATGGTCCGGATCTGCTCGCGGTCCGTATAGGGGAGTCTGCCGTACCGCGGTAGGGGGGTGGACACGAGCTCCACCACGGCGGAGCCTGTCGCATTCAGGACGCGGACGACCGAGTAGATACCGTCTTCCGACGATGACGCTTCCAGGTCTTCCAGGTTCGTATAGGTGATCTCGCGTCCCCGGTCGATCGGGTTGCCGTACGGTCGAGCTTGCAGCGTGCCGGCGGAGTCTTCGAACACGATCCAAAGGACCTCTCGAGCCGCCTCGCGGATGACGTCCCATACCGGCACCGGGTCCGTGTCAGGGACGTGTCGCAAGTGCGACGTCAGGGTACGAGTCATCGGAGCCGGTTATCTGGATACCGCCGATCGCGATGCCCGAGCTCGTCACCGCGTCCATGATCCGCTCCCGCAGGGTATCGCCCAGGGTCGTCCCGTCAGGGACCTCCGCACGGTGGAGCTGCGCGATGGTGGAGCTCGCGGTGATGATGCCGCGGTAGTCCGGTGCTTTGTACTTGTACCGGATGCGGTCGATGATCGCGGTCCGGATGACGTGACCGGACACGCTGTTACTGATACGGATGGGCACCCCGGATACGAGCTGCGGCCAGTACGGGGAGTCGCCGTTCCCAGGGTCCAGGACCCGCTCCGGGTCGTATGTCTCGACGTACCAGCTCTGCGCGTCCTGGTCCGCTAGGATGCCGCGTTCCGGAAACGAACTCCCCCATATCACATGCGCGGTCAGACCTTCCGGGGTGACGTCCTGCCAGCCGGCACCGCTCCAGACCGCTTCATCCCACAGAGCGACGTCCCACCGTGGGGCGGACTCGTCATGGACATAGATCTCCAGGATCGCGTGCCCAGGTTCGGGAGGCTCATACCCTGGATCTACCGGCGGCTCTTCCGGAAGGTCGCCGCCCTCGTACAGACTGACGAGCTGACCCGCCCACCAGTGCGTTAGTGCACTGTTCGGGTCCCCGTTGACGTTGTAGCCGCCAGCGGTAGCCGCTTCGATGTACGCGACCCACGACAGGGGATGAAAGTTTGCGGACGGTCCCCCCTTGCGGTCATGGAGCTCCACGGCTCCGTCCGTGGGAGCGATCGCCTCCGTCGCGAAATCGGTCGGGGTCCGCCATATCAGGCCCAGGAGTCCCCACCCCGCGCCGGCCATAAGGACGTCCGTCGAGATCGGGTCAGACGTCGCGTTACTGTGAGAGTCGCCCCATTCCCAGGTATCGACCCCCGACAGCTCCGCCCAGTAGCACTGCGATCCAGGCTCTATCCCGCCGATCGTGTCGCTGTCGCCAGACTGGACCTCGCGGAGCGACAGGACGCCAGAGTCTAGGCCGGCCATTGCCACCCCGTCCGGGTGGACGGTAAAGCCGTTCGGGGTAAGGGAGATCGTCGTCTCGCGCAACGCTTGCCATATCACGATGACGTTGCCGGGGGTCGGGGCAGCGTCCAGCGTCAACGTCTGGAAGACGTCGACCTCCGTATACCCTTCCTGGACGACCGCGATCGCCATCGCTTACGGGATGCGCCCGGTCGATCGCGCAGACTGCACGGCTCGCAGGACGGCTTGCTCTACGACCTCCGGACTCCCACCCTGGACGTTCACTGTGATACCCGGATGCGGAGCTCCCTGGAACCGGAGATCGATCCTGTCCTGACAGCTCCGCTGGAGCTCGCGATCAGGTTCGCGAGTCCGTGCTGGCCAGCGAACGCGAGCACCCGTTTCAGGACGTCGAGCAGTCCCAGCGCTCCGCCTGTCGCACCCTTCAGCGCGTCGTCCACTTCGTCAATCTTGGACCCCAGGAGATCGAAGCCGTCGATCCCCGCTAGGACCCACGTCAACAGGTCCGTCAGCGGTCCGTCCAGTGCATCGCCCACCCTGCCGGTGAACGTCTCGAACTTCGCCTTGAAGGGTCCGCTGTTGCGTCTCAGGTCCGCTTCCGCGCCCGTCACCGTATCCACGCGCGGAGCAAGCTTCTCCATGATCAGCTCCATCCGAGCCGTCGCAAGCTCGCCGTCCGTCAGCGTGTCCGCGAGCGGCTTGCCGGTATCGGCCATCGCGCGAGCCGCGACCTCCGCATCGGTCAGGTTGATGCCCAGGTTTTTCAGCGGCTTCTCAGACCCGCCGGCGGCTTTGGCAATGTCAGTGATGATCTCTGACGGGTCACGGTCGGTAATCAGCGACAGTGCCAGCGCAGCTTCCGCAGCGGAGACGGCCATCGGTGCGAGCTTGTCATCCGCGATGCCGGCAGCGGTCCCGATGTCAGCGAATGTCGCCTCTAGCTCCAGGACGTCACCCTGCGAGCCGCCAAGCTCTTCCATGTGGCCGGCAGCTTCGATGATCGGCGCGGAGAGATCGCCTAGCTGTTCCTGGAGTCGGGTAGTCGCGTCGCCCACCCGGTCCGCTTCCGATAGTGCCGTCTGCGCGAAATCTAGGACGGCATCGACCGCGAATGCGCCGGCGATGATGCCGCCGGCGGTCTTCGCTGCGGACCCGATCCGACCGGATGCTTTCTCGCTCTGCGATGCGGCTTTCTGGAAGGACTTAGCGTCTCCGATGATGTTGACGCGGACAGGTGCTATCAGCGCGCGCCACGGCGGAGCCTCCGTGCCGGTCGGGTCATGGTCTGTCGCCGGTGCTGCGCCGCTTGCTCCCGCTCGCGGATCAGGTATCCGAGCTCCCCGAAGGTAAGGCTGTAGACGTCTGCGAGGCTCCATCCCCAGGCCGTCGCGATGTCGAGCGCGAGACGTCGAGCACCTTCAGGCTCGCCAGCTCGTTCCAACTCGGCCTGACGTCGTAGCTCCGTAATCCGTACACCAGCATCGCCAGCACCCGTTGCGCCGTCCTGGAGCTGACGATCTCCGAGATCGTCATGCCGACTCCCGCTCCGCGATGATCGACTCGCCCAGGGTGATCGTCCCGATGTCGAGCGTTATCGGATCGTCCATCGCTCTGATGTCGTCCAGCGTCAAGCGTACGCATGTGTCCCCTTCCATTAGTCGGGTGCTTCTGTATCGAACTGATGCACAAGCTTCTCCACCCCGCGAGCATAGCGGTCCGCTACCTCATCCCTGCGACTATCCAGCGCGTCATACAGGAACGGTTGCGGTTCGATGTTGTGCTCGCGCCAGCCAAAGTGAATAGGACCCGCGTAGGGATTAGCCGCCGGCCAGCGAGCACCGCTGCGCTTGTCTTCCCCGCCGTGGTCCGGATCGAGTCCCGCAGTCTGCCCGTCAGGACAGGGACGATCGACTCCGCCTCCCGCTCCACGATGCTCGCGGCGTCCTTGTGAAGATCGCGCAGATCGCCGGCGCGATCCTCCATCCGATCGAACGCACGCCGGAGCTCTTTCCCCCCCTCGACCTCTACCCCGGCGCGACCTCCGCGCGCCATCCGCTACGGGGTCGTGTCAAACGTCGGATCGCCGTCCAGGGGCATGACGACCTCCGCCGTCGCGAACACGTTGCCCTCGCCGCCGTACTGGATCGGCACGAGCGTCACGGTCCCCTGGACCTCCGGATTAGCCGTGGAGATCGCGGCTTCATCCTTCCGGAGCCGGAATGCCACCTGGGTCCCGCGGTTCTCCCACAGGTACCAGGCGAGTCCAGGACGGGTGCTGTCCCAGTCGATTACCGCGGTCAGACGGAGCTCCCACGTCTCCGCCTCCGCGTCGGAGTGTGAGACTCCATCCAGGGTGCGGACCGTCTGGACGTCGCCGGGGACAGGGACGACCGCGGCATCCACCACGTCAAGGCTGAAATCCTCGTTGTCCCCGGACGGGTCCAAGATGAAAGTGATGGTCTTAAGGATCTGCGGATTACTCGGCATCGTTATCCCTCCGTCACAGGTCGATCGCGCGCGACGCCGAGACGTCCCGCGTTAGATAGGTTGCACCCTTCCAGTCCCGCCCACCATCGCGCCCGATCGTCCCGACGATCCAGCCGGGGAGCTCGCGGAGCGTCACCAGGACCGTTTGACAGAGCGTGTCGAGCTGACCCGCTGCGGCAGCGGCATCCCACAGACCGCCCACCAGTGACAGCCGGTAATCCGCCTGCACCGCGCCGCGCATGACTTGCGCGGGGTCCCCGCCGTCAAACTGCACCAGCACATACGGCGGAGCCATGCCCCCCGGGGTCGACGTCGCTCGAGCGCCGGCATCGGATAGCGCGTCGATGATCTCCGCTCGAGCTTCCACTAGGGTAGTCACCCGATGCCGGGGTTGATCGGGTACAGGACGGTACGGCTCGCGCGTAGCGGGTCCGCTCCGAGCCGCGCGACCTCCCCATCCGGGGTAATGCTTAGGACTCCGTGCGGAGCGCTCCGCATCTCGAACAGTGCCAGAGCATCGAGCATCGCTGCAGCGGTCAGAGCGGCAGTCTGCGAGCTCGTCGGGGTGAACGCGCCATCATCCAGAGCGTGCGCGATCGCCCCCTCTATCGCGTCCTCTACCGTGTCAGCCCAGGCCGACTCTGCGGCAGACGGTGCCGATACCCCGGCTTGCACCAGGATATCGGCAGCGTCCACGTACACACCCATCGCGCCGGCCCGATCGAACGCTACGGGGTGACGTCGTAGGCTTCGATGATCGCCGCGGGAATGAACCGAGCGAACGCCCCGGTACTCCAGTAGGCGACGTCCCGACCCAAGTGCGCGACGTCTTCCGCAGCGGCTTGGAACGGACCATCTTCGAACCAGGCTCCCGCCTGCCGGTTACTGATGATGACCTTGCCCGCGGTCACGTTCGCATCCAGGATCAGCCGGATACCGCCCACCCCGAGATCAAGACCCGCGATGGTGAAGTTTGGACTGACGACGGTCTGCGTTGACGCGGCAGCGGCAGCTTTCGCGTACTGCGCGAATGCCGTCGAGCTCAGCAGTGCGAACTCTGCCGGCTGGCCGGTTGCGTTCTGGATCGTCACGGAAGCATCGACAAGATTGCCGATAAACTCCGCGAGATCGTGCGACGCGAGCGCTTCCGCAAAGTCGAGCGTGGCCGATCCGGACTCGAGCTCCGTCACTGCCGCGGCATCCGTCACCGCTGCCCAGGCCGCAAGCATGATCTGCGCGAACGCGTCCAACGCGGACGGCTGACCGTATCGAAGCACCTGGTACGAGATATCCGCCGCGCCGGCATACGTCACGAGCGCTTCGCTCGCGAGCTTGATGTCCATTGTCCCTGACGTGACCTCAGCCTTCTCCGCGGACTGTGCGCCCACGAAATCGGTCAGGGTGCCGTCAAAGTACGGCCAGTACAGCGTGAGTCCGGCGATGTCGCCCGACCGGACGCGGACCGCCGAATGCGGTGATGGCGGGACGACCGTTGTTGACGATGCCGGCGATACGCTCCGTCACCAGGTTGCCGCGGGCGAGTCCGGCATTCGCGCCGGCAGTGAAGACCACGTTATCCAGTGCGCGAGCCGCGATCAGCCTACCCGCGTAGTTTCGCAGCTCGTCACCTTTCGGGGTCTGCGCCGCGGCAGCGTACAGCTCGCCCAGGGTGGCATACCCCGCCAGCGGATCTTGGATCGACGTGACGAGCGCACCCCGCTCCGCCATCCCGCGGACGACCTCGCCGGCAGCCTCGCTCGCGAGCTGCCACACGCTGTCACGCGTCAGGGGCACGGGTGCGATGGTGGCCGGCTCTGCCGGCGGAGCCGTCTGCGGCTCGATGATCTCCGGTTCCATGTTGCCCTCCATGCTGCGCAGCGCAACGCTCGCACTCTGGTAGGCGGGGTAATACGCCCCCGCGAGCGCCGCGATACGTCCGACCGCGGTATGCATGATCCTGTCGCGAGTCCGCTTGCTCTTCAGACTCGACAGCACGAACTCCAGGGATACCCCGTCATTGCCGGCGGGGACCGTCTCCGCGTACTCACGCGCAGCGACGGTATCCAGTAGCCGCCCGTGGTAGCGGAGTCCGATGTCATCTTCCGCGAACGACACGGACCCGACGACCCTCCCGCCGTCCTTCCCGTGTCGATCCAGGAACGGATACGGACGCTCCGATCGCTCTGCCAGAGCCGGCGCAAACGCACCGCGTTCGAAACCTTCCGCTAGGCCGGGGTATTCCGGCGTCCCGCCGGTCGGGGTGAGATCGCCCCAGCGGTACGCGTACCCTTCGATCGTCCTGCCGTCCTGGTCCGTCTTCCCGTCACGGACCGCGACGGTCCCGCCGGTGACGTACCCGAGCTGGTCAGCCATCCTTTTTCGCCGTCCGCTGCGGCTTGTCAGCGTCCCGCCGGACCCGCTCCGCGGCCGGCAGGATCAGCTCCCCGAACGTCTCGTCATATGCGGCCTTGTTCGCTGCAATGCGCTCTTCGATGGCGACCTTCATCGCCTTACCCTTCGCGCCGGCGTCCATGCTCTTAGCCATTGGGAATAGCCTCCATCGCTGGCGCTCGCGCGCCGTCCTCATTCAGCACCGGGTCCATCGGCATATGCAGGTCTGCGCGGACCTCTTCCACGGTCATCCAGGCTCGAGCGGTGCCGCCCATACCGCCTAGCGCGATCTGGTACGCCTGCGCCTCTTCCAGGATCGTCCCGCGCGTTAGGTGGCGGAGATCGAAGATGACCCGTCGTCCAAAGATCGCATCCCCTGGGAGCTCTTCCGACAGTGCATCCGACAGGGGACCCGCGTAATCCGGCTGGAGCGTGAAGCGCACGAGATCCAGACCCGCCGCAGCGGCGTTCTGATAGATCAGGTTCCCCGCTTCCGTCTTCACGTTGACGAGATACGCGTGCACCCCAAAGTACCGGGCGATCGACGTGCCGAGCCGCGATAGCGCTTCGCTCGCGCCCTCCGCCGCAAGGTCCGCGCCCACGGTCCCAGGCTTCGCACCCTTGCCCAGTACCAACGGGTCCCCAGGGTCCGCGGAGCGGACGGACTTGATCCGAGCTTTGATGGAGTCCGCGTCATCATTCGTAAGCGCTTGGTCCGTCGACACGTACCAGGGTGGGACTCCACCCTTGCTCCAGAAATCGGAGCGGTACGAGTCTGCGGACCATGACGACGCGATCGACTCTCGAGCGAGCCGGATGGTGTACGCGAGCTCGCGCGTCAGGGTCGGGAAATGCATGCGCGGGACCCATATCAGCCGGTCAGGGTCGATACGCTCCCCGTCCAGCCGGACCGTCGTCGCGTTCTCCCACTGGACACGTGTCGGAGCAACGGGGATCAGCGACATCGGGACCCCCTCGCTGTCGCGGAGCTCCGAGCGCACGAGATAGACCCCGTTATAGAGCGCCATAGTCGCGACGCATAACTTGATCCAGGACCGCCGCGTCATCGACTGCATGGGCTTCCGGGTCAGCCTCGAGTCAGGTAGCCGCTCCGTGTCGCGAAACTCTCCGACGTCAGCATCGGCCACGGCAGCCTGTAGCAGCCTGACGCACGCGAATACGACGTCAACGGCCATCGACACTTGCTCTGTGACGTTGACGGAGTAGGTCGACTCATGCCCGAGTAAGCCGCCGGTATCGAAGCCATGCCGAGACGCGATCGCCGGCTCCGAGCTTGCGAGCGTTACCGCGGCGTCAGCGAGTCCCGCGAGTCTCTTGTCGCGCTTGCGCTTACCCACGCGCGGCTATCTCGTCAGCGGCTTGCGCCGATCGATCAGCCTCCCGCGACGCGATGCCGTTCGCGTGCGTGTATGCACCCTGGACCGCTGCGGTCGTGGTCTGACGCGCGGTCCGAGTCTGGACCTCAGTGCTGAAGACGAACGACAGAGCCGCGCCCACGAAACCGGCGATGATGGCGATGGTGTCGCTCGCGTTCGGTTCCGCTCGCGTCGCGTAGATGACGTACATGCCACCGCCCACGACGATCGTCGCAATCAGGTAAGTAAAGGCGGCTCGAATGGTGTCGACCGTGGTCATGGCCTCGCGCGATACTCCACGGGGAGTCAGTGTACGGCATTCTCACCCGTTGGCAATACTGTTTCTCAGAGCGTCAGAACACCTGCGAGCCCACGTCAGCATCCGGCGGAGCGATCGCTGCCCACGCTGCCCAGGCCGCAGCTCGTAGTGCGTCGATCTCGCCCACGCTCTCAGGGATGCTGAAATACCAGTCCTCTTCCATGCCGTGAGACGGACGCGCGTCGCGGACTTGCTGCGATAGCAGGGGGTCGTCCGCATGTGTCAGCCGGCCACCTATCAGCTCCGACCGGAATAGCTGCGATGCCGCGCGGATCTCGCGCGAATGCATCGGCAGCGGTTTCACGTTCGCTTCCGCCGCCCAGGCTTCGATATGGTCCCCCGATGCCGCCGCGCGACTGAACGCGACGTCCGTCGCTTTCCATTCCTTCGCGAGCTTCCCGACAAGCTCCACCAGCTCCCGCGGTGACACGCTGGAGCTCGCACTGCGGGAAGACTCGAGCTCGCCGGCGATACCGATCCATGCGCCGGCGTCCGTGACTAGTCCCACCGTCACCGTCGCGCGTCTCCAGGTTCCGACCGCCTCTACTCCCAGGACGATCCTGGACGCTTCACCCGGAAGGGGCGACGTCTGCCGTTGCCAGACCCCCGGCGGGAGCCATTCATCCGTTGACGCGGACCATAGGTTCAGCGTTTCGGTCATGTACCCCGGACGGGACAGGGTATGGCGCGAGCCGGCGACGATCTCGTACGGGGATGCGACCCTCCGCGACGGCGGGATTAGCCTGCTTCACCGCTAGTGCATGGTCCGGATGCTCCGGGTCCGCGAGCTCGTCATCCGCCGCGTACCACGTCATCCCGAAGCCTGCGAACGGCTCCGCTCCGTCGATGATGCGCTTCCCACGCTCCCACCATTCACGGAGTAGGACGCTGCGATCATCACCCGCCGTGGAGCTTGCGAGGATCAGACCTTGCGGCCTCGCGCGCGTCGTGGGCTCCAGAGCGCTCCAGAGATAGTGGTCTATTTGCGTCCGGACCTCATCGAAGAAAATCAGATCATTGGACGTGCCACGAGCAGCGTTCCGGCTTTCCTTACTGCCGACGTGGTACTCGCGGTGCTGCCCGTAGAGATCCGATCGGATGCCCAGGTACCGCGTCACCGCGAGCTCTGGACCCGCATCCGGCTCCAGGTCGATCATCACCGGCTCATAGATAAGCCTAGCCTGCCCACGGTCATAGGCGACGCCTAGCAGGCTGACCCACGGCGGGATATCTCGAGCTGTGAGCGCCCACCCCGCGATCATGCGGAGTAGCACACTCTTCCCGTTCTGACGAGCCCAGGAGATCAGGTACAGCCGGTGACTAGCCGGCGATCCTTATCGAACGCGAGCGCTCTGTCCACCGCGTCCCGCTGCGCACGATCGAAGGTGACTCCGCGCGACAGAGCGTACCGCTCCACGTCTGGACCCCAGGTACCGACCGCCGTGTCAGGAGCTCCGTCTGCCAGCGTGGAGCGATGATCGGGGTCCGCGGTCCGTCCAGGACGACCGGACGCGTCGCCCTCCGAGATCGCACGGGAGCCGGCGTCTTCCGCCGGCGGCAACGGCCCTGGTCCTGGGTCTTCCGGTCAGTCCCGCCGTCATCGGGCCAAAGCGCACCATTCCGCACGGGAA